TCTTCGAATTGAACCTGAGCTTCTGTGGCAATCTTCTGTGTTTCCATTTGTTCTATGACAGTTATATTCTCAGAGAACAGTGCTGGTTCACCTAGCTCATCAGCTAAGATACGAGCAAACTCTTTTCCTGACATATGTGCAGCAATGGTTGGGTCTTGTAGTTTTAGTTGGTACAGCTGTGTGATTGACTGTACACGTTGAGCACGTTCAGCAAAGTGACGAGCACCCATAGGGATGATCTTACCATTAGCTGCTATGTCCTCTTTTGTTATCTGCTCAAAGAAGAATATGCCAGTGTCTTCGTTAAGTACTCTGATCGTATCAGCATAGTCCATGTTACGTCTGGCAGCTTCTAGCATTGTATTTAAGATTGGCTCTAGGAACACACGTTCAAAGTGAGCTGTCTTGTGCTGGAAGATACGACCTGCAGCTGTCATTAAGGACTGTACCTCAAAGGCTGTCTTCTCACCTGCACTACGGATACCCATAGCTTCACGAGGTGCACCAGCTAACATCTCCATCTTGTTCTCTAAACCTTGAATCTGGAAGTCAGCATTAAGTGCAGTTGAGTCAGGTGCTAGATAACCAACATCACCCTCATCACCTAAGTAGATACGAGCTGCTGGTTCAAAGTCGAAGTCCTCAACGTCACCACGTATCTTTAAGATTGGGTATGCGATCTGGTCAAAGACATCAGCCTTTAAGTTCTCTAAGTGGTCAATACGGTACTGCATACCTACCAAGTTATCAAGAGGACCCATTGCATATAGGTTGTCAGGTCGTTCTCTCCAACCAGCATGGAAGACAGGTGACTTACCTAACCAGCTAGGGTTCTGTTCATTGGTGAGGATGTATGCACGGTCAACAACTGTAATGATACGGTTCTTGTGGAATGTATCTGTGTCTTGGTCGTATATGTCACCGTAAAATGTTAGGACTTCAACATACTCAGACTCGTAGTATTCCTGTAGGGATGAGAACCCATCTGCAATAAATGCTTGTGACTTAGCTACGTCAATGTCATTACCACTCGCAGCTGAACGGTTGACCAGCATCTTATCGAAGATTTCTTCCATGTACTTGTTGTCAACTGTTTCAGCAATCTTACGTTTGATCTCACCTGTTGTCATAATAGATCGGACAATCTTAGGAGAGTTATCGAAGTCAGGTGCTAATGGATTAAAACAAATATCGAAAGGTGATATACGTACTAGCTTAGGGCCTATGTAGTTGACAACCCTTTCACCATCTTCGTATGTGGTATAGTCTTTGACAAAATCAATAGTAGCAAAGCAATTACCGTACTGGATGTAATCGTTAAGTATCTTGCTTGTTGTATTCTCGAAGTTAGACTGACGAACCTTGTTATCCATATAGGCTTGGATGACATCTCGTTTAGCTTTAGTGTTAGACTCTTGGTCTTCAGCTTCGAATCTGAACCAACGTTTCTGTGGAAACAAAGCTGAGAAGTAGTTAGCATGTAAGTTGTCAGCTATCTGTGTCAGTTTGGGTGTTGTCGTACTGTTAGTCCAAGGTAACTTAGAGTTAGATGTTGTACGAGTATCTGTAGCATAAATGTAGTTACGTAACTCTTTCCATTCCTCTAGCTTAGGTTTTCTAGAATTATTCCATGATGTCCAACGGTCAGCAATGTCAACTGCTACACTGTGAGGATTAATAATATTTTCGATGTCAACTGTTGTGCCAGCCATTAGAAGGAAACTCCACCAAATCTTGAATTAAATTGTACAACGTTATCTCGTGTACGTCTTACACTACGTGAGGGCTTTATAGCCATGTCTACCACAGAGGCCAATGCGTCGATTACGTCATCGTGTGGTGGGTTGCGAGAGGATAACTCTTCCTCTAGTATTTGAGTATTACCACCCCTATAGTGCCACATACTAAGGTTGTCGTACCTAGGTTCTAAAGCTGAAGCTATACGTTCTTGCTTATTACCTTGGCTCTTGTTAGGTCTGTACTCTTCTATGCTTATAGACAGACCGTGTTGTTTAACTAATTCTTTTAGCTGCTTAACGATTGCAACCTGAGCTACTGTTGTCTCAGCCCTCATCTTACGGAATGACCACTTGGTTGACAAATCAAATATGTGCTGGAAGTAATCTGATATACGGTCAGTCTTAAACCTGTCAATATCTAACACATACACATTATTCTCAGCATCTATTCCTATGACAACGATAGCTGTATAGTCAGCCTTCTTAGATAAACTAAACGCAAAGTCAACAGCTGCGAACACGTTAAGTTTACTATCTTTGTAGAACCAGTACCCATTGTCTTGTCTTAGGTGCTTACGGTCATAATACTGAAACTTGTCTCTACCTACAGGTACATTATCAGGATCACTTGGGTCATTGTAGTACTGTGCTCTAAACTGTCCTTTGTCTAGGTACTGTCCTCTTTTCTTAGCTAGGACTCGTATGTCGAACCCGAACCACTTACCGTCTTTCCTTTGAGTACGAGGCCATAGCATCTGTCCTGTACCATCACCATTATCCTCAACTGGCTTCTCAAAGATCTCGTAGATGTTTTCATCACCTGTCTTATTACCGTCATCATCATATAAGTCTTCTGTCATCTGTAGAAGATCGTTATATAAGTCAGCTGGGTGGTAACGAGTACCTACTACCCACTCCTTTGCGTCAGCACCCTCAATGGATGACAAAAGAGAGTATTGGCTCTTAACTTTATTTCTGCCTTCACCTGTATATGCATTCTCGTATACAACTATATCATCGAGTACAGCAATGTCGCAGTGCATCCCTGTAAGAGAAGTGGTAAGACCACCAGTAAACACAGACGGGTCACGAACATTTTCTTTCTTACGATCAGGATGGTCTAACATAATCTCTGAGTTTGTCCATCGGGTACGTTTACCTTCGTCAGCATTGACATGATCAGGCCAGTACCTAGTGTATATCTCAGATGTTAAGATACCCTTTATGAATCCTAATTGTTTCTCAGCTAGGTTAGCTGTTGCTGATATATACAGGATTCTAAGAGTTGGTTCTTTTGTTAATTCCCATGCTACTCGATAAGCTATAAGTCTTGACTTACCGTGATCACGAGGGAACAGTAATAACTGATGTGACTTATGATCTGGTCTTGTCCACCAATCACAAACATCTTCGTGACATTGTCCTAGTACTTGTTCAGGTGCTATCAGTTTAATGAATGTTGCTAAGTCAGTCTCAGCTGCTTGTCTTATTTGGTCTATTGTTGCCATTATACCCCAAGTTGATTACGGTTGTCAACCTCAAAGTTTTTGTTATTCAGCCGTGTAACCATTGCCAGCTGTAATAGCCGCATTAACTTCTGTCATACTTTCGTCTGTCCAATAATCTTTAGCAACCATTAGTTCTAGGTGTGCTACATTACGATCAACACAGTCTTGTTTATCTTCTATAGATGTAAAAATATTATCAGTACCAGCAATAACGTCATTGATAAGCGCAACTGAGTCACCCATTGCTGAGTAGTTCTTTGCGATTTGTTCTGCTGTTAAGTCATCCATTGTTTTATCCTTCTAGGGTTGCGATACGTGCTTCTAATGCATCGTTCTTTGCTGATAATTCTTGTATTGAGGCAATCATTAAGGGAATAAGTTCCGTATATTTTACTGAAAGATACTCTGTTTCATCATCAGGTGTTAGTAAGTTTTTCCTTGCATCAACTGCTTCAGGTACAACCGCCTGAACAGACTGTGCTGACACGCCAACATTTGGTTGATTAGTGCTGTCTGCTTTCCAAGTAAATTTTATAGGTTCAATATTAGCAATATCTTGCAAGGCATTGTCGTATGTTCCCGTTATAGTTTTAAGCCTAGTATCAGAAGCTGAACTCCAAGACGTAGCACCATTTGCTACAACCACGCCACCACTAAGATTAGCGTTTGCTGTTGAAGAAAATATAGTTACTTCCCCTTGTGAACTACCATTTTCACCTATATTTATTTGCGACATTCTTTCGTTAGTTCTACCATTTCGACGTGCTTCAAAAATAACTTGATGGCTTGCACTATTAAGATGGTAAATATTGCAGAGATTGTTTGATGGTGCTTCATAAGCGTAAACTCGACCAACACTTCCATTCGATGTAGTCATGTCTACTGTAGAAAAAGCCTGATCCCCCGAAGCGTTTACATAATGCCTAGGATTACCAGCCCCATCAGAAAGCACGATGCGGTTGCTTAGGGTGCGGATGTCTAGGCCGCCTTGGTTTCCGTCGTAACGTCCAAGGATGGTGTTTTGAGATCCTGATGTCATCAGAGACCCAGCATTATTTCCAAGATATGTATTGAAATCAGAGGTACTATTGTACCCAGCTTCTTTCCCCAAGAAAGCATTGTGCTGTCCTGTAATATTATTATACCCAGCCTGAT